GGGTACGTCCATTGTATGTTCTTTCCATACTACCATAGGAACATGACAAGAATCACAATCCATTATAATAAAATATTCATTATCTATATAGACATTTATTTTTCGTTTTAATAAACAAAGGTCACAATCCACAACTACCTCTTTTTATTTTTGGGTCTATAACTTCGTTTCTTTCTTGGTTTGGGTTTTGCTTGGTTATCTAATCTAAATATTTCTTCTTTAAGTAAGTTTCTTTGATTTCTCAAATCTTGAATTTCATTCTGTAAATCATCAAATTTACCGGATGTAACAAGTGAAATAGTAAGTATTCCACCTATTGAACCAATAAAGATTCCTACTAAAACCCATAATACGTCTGTCATTTTTTGTCTCCTTTTTTCTTCTTTTGTTTTTTTAATTCTTTAGCAAGTAATTTATTACTACTAATAAGAGCCATATCATCTAACTTTTCATCTTCATTTTCTAATAATGAACTCTCTTGGTGTATATAAACTACACTACCACTTTCATCGGATGGATTCTTCTCATAATCCATTTTCATCTGAATTGCTTCAGCTTCGATTTCAGTAACTATTTTTACTAACTCCTTCTCTTGTTCGGGAGTTAATTTATCTTTTTTACTCATAACTTTTCTCTTATTAAAACTTTAATTCACTGTCCGTGATTTCCTTATCTTCTTCCCACCATCTTATATAACCTGGATAATCTGTTCTTTCTACAACTCCTTTGAGGTGTGCGGCTTCTGTCTTTACTTTCCACAATTTATCAAACTTTTTTTCATCAATTCTTTTCATACCACGAAAGTATGTTCTTGCACCAGAAATACCTACATTACTTGCAAGGTCAACTGTATGGACAACATTATCTCCACTATCCACCAACACATATTTCACATTTCTTCTCCTAATCTAAAACAATATCAAAATAATATCCTACCAAATCATAATCTAAATATTCATCATAATAATAAACCCATATACTAACCGTATCACCTACCATACTCTGAACTGGTGCGAACATCGTATTTACTTCACCATCTGCGTTACTATAACTACAACAATTTACCGTCACAACTTCTGCTCCACTAAATCCTGTTATATATGAAGTATCTATATAGGTCATTACCAAATCATCAGTAAATCCAACATTTATCGCATATCCAAGAGTATCTCCCATATACCAATAATGAGAAGATTGCCATAATACTCTTTTAGCTTCATATAGTGAACCGCTGGGGTCATATACATAGCCTGACAATCTATGTAAAGTTTGCCAGGTATCATCATTGATAGTTAAGTGATAAAATCCGTTTGTATCTATTTCCAATCGTGGATCGATTTCAAACATTAAAGCTCTATCATCCACTGATTCAAGTGGATTAGAACATGACCAACAAAAAACTAAAAATAATACTACTATATTATTTATTATTTTTTTCATCTTTTGACTTTCTCCTTTTCTTTTGCCATTTTTTCTTATTCATTTGTTTTTCTTTATCTTTTTGTAATTCTTTCCAAGTCTTCTTTTTCTTGGGCTGTTTAAATTTTTGTGGAGTTTCTTTACTATATTCTTCCTCTAAAAGCTCATAATCTTTCCAATTAGCCATTATTATTCTCCAATACACTTAATATACAAAATAAATACATTAAAGTCAAGCACTTTTTATTTTTAATTTAGACAATAAATCAAAAAATTCTGTAAGAGTGTAAGATTTCTTATAATCATCAAGGATTTTGATGGTTTCGAGTAATTCGGGTTTCTGATTAACTATATTGTTCAAGGCTACTAAACCTTGACCAGAATAAAACGTTCCAAAACTTTCTTCTCCTAAAACATTTGAGTCAAAATAAACATCTTCTTCGGAATCACCTTCCAATAATAAATAGTATGTCATTTAATTCTATCTATATAATCCGTTAAATTTCTTATAGGTTTCCAATCAAGACATTCTCTTGCAAAATTATCTTCACACAATGTCCTATCATATTCACCTTTTCTTGTGGGAATATATTCTCTTGGATAATCTTTACCAAACATATTTGCTATCTCATTTATAGAATAATTTACCCCACGACCTAATTCAAATTCTGTACCACTATATTTCATATCTACTTCACCGTGCATAGCTCTATTTACTCTTACTAATCCATCAACTATATCATCTACGTGGGTAAAATCTCGTCTTTGTTCACCAGTACCAGTTATAGTAAAAGGCTGTCCTTCACTATATTGTTTTTCAAATATACCCAAAACTGTACAATATGGTCCATCCACTAATTGATGAGGTCCATATACATTATAAAATCTACATATAGAAGTAGATACATCATAAACACTACTATATAATTTACACAATTCTTCACCACTAAATTTTGACCAAGCATATGGACTACCATATAATCCATGATGAACTGAACTTGATCCTGCATATACTACTGGAATATTATTCTTTCTGGCCTGTTCAAGTACATTTAACGTTGATACAAAATTATTAAATATAACTCTAGATGGATTTTTTAATGATGGTTGTATTCTTGCCAATGCAGCAATATGATATATTATATCATACTCATTTATTTCTAAAACAGGACAATATTTATCTGATAAATCTAAATTCCAATACCTACATCCATCTTGATGATTTTCTTTTTTTCCCGTAGAATAATTATCAATTGATATTACATCATGACCATCCTTTAATAATCTTTTTATTAAATTAGTACCAATAAAACCAGCACCACCTGTAACTAACGCTCTCATATTAAAATCCTATCTTCTCAAAGTCCTCTTGATTAAAACCACCATCTCTTTCTAAACTAATAGCGAAATTTGTAATATCTCCATCTGGAGTATTATCACCAATAAGTAATCTACTTCCAGGCCCTAATCCCATAATAAGATAGTCCCAAAATAAACCAAATTTTCGTAATTGATTTTCTGTAAGTTCTCTTAAACTCTCTCGTCTACCAGTTACTATTATAATAGTATAACCACGTTCATCCCAATGATTAAATCTTTCTAAAACACCATCCAATAATTTTGGACTTTTTTGAATTACACCATTTGTCGTTCCGTGATGTTTTAAAATAGTTCCATCTATATCACAGAAAATTGCTTTCTTTCTTGTATTGTAATCTGCCATACTAAACTATTTCATCTACCAATCCCAAAGTTTTACAAGTTTCCGCATCCCAAAATAAATCATGTTTTAAAATCTCATCTATTTGTTCAGTAGGAACTTTTGTATATTCTTTGTAAGTATTTCTAATCGTATCCATCATCAAATCAAGATTCTGTTTTTCATCTTCGAGTTCAGAATACTTTCCCCAAAACTGAGAAGATAATTGATGAATTAACATATATGAATTTCTACTGATGAATCTTTTAGTTCCAACTACCGACATAAAGGTGGCGGCACTTGCACAGAATCCATCTACATAAGTATGAACTGGAACTTTTGTTCTCAATATAGTATCCATAGATGAAATACCTGCTACAATAGAACCACCCCCCGAGTTTATAAATATCTTGATTGGTGGTGGATCTATATCTAAATTGTTTGATAGAGTTAAGCTTCTAGATTCTATCTCACCTATCTTTTTATTAAGTTCTACTACACTCTCTCTATTCACATTAGAATAAAAATAAATTTTATTCTCGTGAACTGAAATATGTTTTTCATCTGCTTTGGGGCCTTGTGCATCTTTTTTCTTGTCTGGCTCTTTTTCGCCCCAATACTTTTCATCTATCATTTTATGACTCCTAATAATTTTATATTAACTTTAATAAAACTTTTTCTTTAAATTCACTAACACCACCAGCACAATTATCTCCCCAATCTTTTGGTGAATGTTCATTAACATTATCTGTAATATACTTGAATGATATAAACGGAACATTATAATGATGACATACTTTGGCTAATGCGTATGCTTCCATATCAAATACATCGATCATAAATATTTCATTTTCCATAATTTCTACAAAATTATCACCACTCCCACAAACTAAATGTCTTTTAATTGTATTAATATGATGTTCTCTGCCCCAATCTACATTAAGTGGTTTATTTCTAAAATCCAAAACCATATTATTAGGACTTTCAAATGGAGTTTGTCCTCTAAAAAACCCCATACTTGTAGCATCCATATCTCGTTGTATAAATCTTGTACAATCTACTAATTCACCTATTGGTAATTCTCTACTTCCAGCAGTTCCATAATTGATTACAAGTTCTGGCATTAATGGTAAATAATGTAAATGTGATGAATGTAATCTCTGAGTTAATTTAAATGTGGCATTTACTTTACCAACTCCAGTATAAAGTACTTGTCGTTTATCTTCAAAATACTCATCTAATTGACCTACTGTTTCTTGTTCAAGTGCACATACAACTAATATATCTTTTAATTTTATATCATTTTTATTCATATTGTATTAAACTTTTTACTTCTAAATCAAATTCTTTTGCCCCATCTCCCACCATAGTAATAATCCTTGTAACATACAACAAATCTATCAATACCAAATTATCTATAACATCGTAACCCGCCGTTCCCGCTAAATAATTGGCGGCCTGTAATGTTCCACCAGTTGCCAACACATCATCAACTATAACTACTGTTCCACTACCTTGTTTAATTTGTATAGTATCTTCACCATATTCAGTTTCATAACTATGACTAAAAACTGTAGGTGGTAATTTACCAGCCTTTCTACACATCACAACTCCACCACCAAAATATATAGATAGTGCAGATGCAAATAGAAATCCACGGGCATCTATTCCAATCCAATAATCTGGTATTTCTACCATTTCACCCATGCCCTCGATACAATTATCAAATGCTTCTTCATTGGCCAGTAATGGTGATATATCTTTGAAGTTCACACCTTCTACTGGAAAATCTGGTACTTCTGTAATATAATCTTTATACGACATTTATTAACTCCCTTTCATAACTATCAAGCGATTTTATGTTAAACTTAAATATTTCCAATTCCATCTCACCTACTTCACCACTCTCTTGAAGTATTGACGATAAGTTCACTAATATCTGAAAATTCTGAGGTGTTAGTTTTTGACAGTCGAACTCAACAACTATATTATTTTTTGATTTAAAATGATCGGAATGAATTTTATTCTTCAAATCAAATTGAGTATTTGGTTGTTCTTCTTCAATATATTTATTCACACCAAATCCCTTATGTCCAACCCAATCCCCATAAATATCTGAACACCACGGCTCTAATTCTCTCAACATATTGGTATCACAATTCTCTGCTACAAATCCAACATCATATTTGGGTGGAATGATAGGATACATCAATTCATCGTGTTGTACCATATGCCCCCATTTACGGATAAAATTACGAGTGCTACGGAGGTTTTGTTTTAACCACTCACTACTTTCCCTACCTTCCATAAACACTTGGCCGGCTGGATTTCTAAATGTCCCATCCTTAAATCGTGAACCACGACAAGTCATATGATATACAAACCCCTTCCAAGTTTGTTTCAAATCATATCCTGCTAATACAAACCGATTAAATATATCTGAATCTTCTTTTGATTGTGGGGCGTATAATGGATCATGTCCACCAATGGATTGAAAATCTTCCTTGTATATTGCCCAAGGAGCAAATATTCCATTAGTAGTTTCATCTTCTCGTGTTCCTACTTGGTCTGCCACAAACTGTAACAATCCTTGTTCATCAAACTCCTCAGGTTCTATACCAAAATCCTTTACTATCTTCTCGGGACCTTTTGGATGAAGTGGTGGTTCTATTCTTGTTGCACTTACTACTGTTCCTGGTTCTAAATGTTTAATCATCTCTGTATCCAAGTTAGGACAGGCGTACATATCACTATGAAAAATCATCACAATATCATTTGTAGCATAATCATTTATGAGAGTATCATATAAAATAGTATGTCCAAGTCGTGTGGGTCCTTCGTTTCTATGAATTTTTACATTGATATCTTTCTCTGCAATCTCTTTCATCCATTCCCAAGTTCCATCGTCAGAAAAGTCATCTGCCATACATATCTCGTGTATATACCCCATATTCTTCCGTATTGAGGTGTAGGCCCACTTTAAATACTTTAGGGTATTACGACTTGGGGTAATTAAACTTATAGGTTTCATTTGTTTTTTTTCTATTTAGAAATCTCAGGCCTGTCCACAATTATGGGTTCTCTCCATTACTGGACATAATGTGTAAGTTGATACCGCCCAAATAACCAAGATAGGCACCCAACAAACCTGAGATTTCATTTATAATATTTTCCTTTTATTAATTTTCCATGACAATTACATTTAAACGGGTATGATACTTTATATTCTGTACTATTGTAATCAAAAGTTATTTCCATATCACTTAAAATGTCCTTTAAAGCAATCAATTTAATCTTTGACTTATCTTTAACTACTTTAACATTTGGTGTACAATTATGATTTATATATTTACCAAACTTATCTTCTACATGACCCTCAGAATCAATCTGTATAGAAGTACGAGTAGGATCTAAAATATATTCACCTTCTAATTCATATACTACACTACCTTTATTAATATAAGTGTTTGAACATACTCCACTCATATCATCTCCCATATTAATAATTTTTAATGACATTTTTTATCCAATTAAATAATTTCGTAATACCCACCAATACTAAATGGTGTTTTTGTATTTATAGTGGTATGTTTACTTTCTACATACCTTGACATTGGAATAACTCTAAAATCCATACTAACTCTTGTAATTGATGTTACATTATCTTTATTACCATGAGTAAGTTTAGAAGCTTCCCATTCAATACACTCACCATAATTTGAGTATATAGGTTTAAAATCACCCTTATCTTCTTCTGACTCTGCCCATATTGTATTAGTACCATATGCTTTTGTAAGTGGAAGATAGTAATTTACTTCTTCAACTTTCTCTGCCCATTCTTTATTTCTATAATCCTTGTCTTTATGAAATTCACCAACTGAAACATTATTGGGCAAATGAACTCTAAATGTTGGTATCTTCTGATAAACTATTTCTTCATCACCATATCCAAATCTCGGTTTGATATGTTCTCTTAAAAAGTTCTTATAAATTTTATTAAATATCTTATCTATATGAATCAACGTATAAAACATTTTATGCCATTGAGTTGATTGGTCATGTTCTCTATCAAAATGTTCATATTGTTTAATCTCATGAAGTTTATGTAAATCTTTTGTATCTAACCAATTACTAACTATACCTTTAAATGGATATTTTTCCGTATCATATAAAATTTTACGCATTAATATTCTTCCAATTTTTTAACCAAGCTTCTTCTGTATAAAACTTCTTAAACATTTCTAATGTAGTCTCACTACACTCCTTATAGAAATCTTCATCATCTTTTAATTTTTTACCAAGATATTTAGCAGTTTCCAAATCACCAATTTCTACTGTAGTTAATGGGTGGAGTGTTTCTTGTGTATCTAATCCTTTATATCCAATACAAGGTATTCCATGAAATCCACAATTCATTGCAAATGTTCCAGCGGCATGTGTTCTCATTAAATGTACCCCTATGTGAAATTGAGATAAAACATTTATCCATTCTCTCCAATTATAATATGGCATATAGTGAATATCTTCTATTGCATCTTCTTGGTCTTGTTTTCTACCCATTGATGGTGCAGTTATTGGATATCCAATTTCTCTTGCAACTATATAAGAATCAAATCCACCATACCAACTCACAAAATTACCACCAATGATTGTTACTTCTCCCCACTCATTTCTTGGGATTAATCCTTCTGGTATCATCAAACTTCTCATCACTCTTACATCTTTACAACCTAAACCTTTATAATACTTTACATCAGATTTATTATGACAATATACCCAATCTGCCTCCATTAAAGTATTATAATAATGAAATTGTTTATCTATCTGATAGTCTTGGAAATACCAATGTGGGCCTTCTTGCATTACTGCCACTTTATCACAAAATTCTCTTATATTATTCAAATCAACTTGGGAATTATTCTTGGGTATAATTACGATACCCAAATCAAAAATTTCAGTTGGTCTATTGTTTATATTGTAATGTGGAGCCTCTAACGCCATCATCCAAGCATATTCAGTACGAGCATTTTTATATGTTCTTGATATGTTACCATTAACGTGTGATTCTGAAAAGAATACTATTTTCATTTATATAACTCCTTATATGTTCTTTCCATCCAATAACTTGCATCTCTATCCATTGGGTTTGGCGGAATCGCATTAAAATGATATACAAAACCTGCTTTTAAAAAATACAATTCATCATTCATCCAAAATTGAGTTTTTTCATCTAACACTATTAAATTTTTTCTATATAAATCAACCAAATTATAACAATCAGATAATATTTTAACATCAACTTTATTCTTTACCAACATAAAATTTAATATAGTTTGATCTGTAGCTGTTTTTAATTTTTCTATAGTATCTATTATTAAAGAACTATTTTTATTATAATAATCCTTCATACTATCAAAGAATTTTTTATGTTTCTTATTTACAATTTGAAACCCACCATTTATGTAGTTTGGAATAGGTATTCTCATACCATCAAATAACTCATCTCCAAATCCTCTAACACTTCTGATAACCCATTCATAATCTCCATTATTCATTACACCACAATATTTACCACCTGTTTCCTCGAAGAAATTAGGACACTCGGGATGTACAATCGTATCTGCATCAACCATAAGAATTTGATCATACTCAATATTATTTTCTTTTAAAATATCAAATAAATAATATCGTTGCCAGGTTATTTTCATATAATCAACTGGCACTAATAAATCTTCCCACACAAGAAGTTCACAATCATATTTATCACTAAAATGCTTCCAACTGTCAATACAATAACTATATGACTTATTTCTATTATTTCCTAAATTAATGTTAGGAATAAAAATTATATTTTTCATTTCATTAAAAAAGTTTTTTGGTTATTATAATATTTCCTCATCCAATCTCTCCCTATATCTTTAAATCTAAGTAACATTTTCAAATTTTTAATAGTTGAAGTAACTTCCGACATAGGATAAACAACAACCCTTTCTGGATTAGGATTTTCATTCCAATGCCTACCAACAGGATTATTTATTTTATACAACAAAAATTTTTCAAAAATATCAGTTGACCAAATTCCAGGATTAAAACTAACTTCTGGACTTCGTTCCACCAAACCAATATAAGTATTTTCTCCTTTTAAAAATTCCAATAAATCATCCTTTAATTTAAATTCCTTAATAGGTTTCCAATCATCCTCTAATAAAAAAACACCAAATTTAGATTTGTATTTTGATCCCTCATTAGCCAAATATTTAATTGCATTATAAAAATCCATATGAGTTCCACCACTCTCAGTTAATTTAATATCCAAATCAATATTATTATTTTTTAACACTCTTTTTAAATTTTTATCAGTTTCAATCAATGGTTCATCTAAAACTTTATTTATGTGAATAATCCATTTACATTTTAACCCATCTAAAATTTTTAAAATTTCAGAAAATGATTCATTATGTAACAATGAACGGTTAACTGCTGCTGTCAATATTATTAAATCATACATATTATAAAATTAACCTCTATATGCCATTATATTTCTGTAATCAACTTTAACCCTGGGGTAATATTTTGGTTCAAGAAATCTAAAAATATCTTGGTCAGCTCCTCCTACTGGAAAATTAACGGGTTTACTCTTTAAATACTCTTGCCAATTATGAGTCATACAATCGTTATCCGTACAATAATTTAATGAATCTTCCAAAAACTCCTTAATAAAAGTAGTCTTTCCTATAAAAACTCCAGCATTTATATATCTACCTCTTCTCTCAGGATCACTATCTGCCCAAAGTTTAACATTTGGCATACAATTATATCCATCATTTACTCCAAGTTTAGTAGACATAAATAATAAATCACAATCAAATGATTCAAATATACCAATAACGCGTTGTGGAGAATCTCTAAAAATCACATCTATTGGATCACAATACATTAATAATTCAGTATCACATTCTCCCCCTTGTAAATATTTTAATATCATTCTAATTTTATCAGTCCATCGCCATGGTAATTCTTTACTCAATACTACATAATCATTAATACCAAGGTATTCTAAATTCTGTTGTAATATTGGGTACTCTTCATATCCTGAAAGATGTGGTATGGTTTTATGAGCTAAACTTCCTTTATTTCTACATAAAACTATTGTTAAATTAGAAGGTATTTCAAATGCATTTCTATGAACATTATTTCTTTTCATATTATGAAAAATTTCTTTAACTAAATGTCTATCATGTACAACTGGTTGATTCGATAACATCCTATTCTCCAAAATTCAATGAATTCATAATATCTTCAATACTATCTTCAATTCTATTTGTAATAATAAATCCAGTTTTTTCCAACTTTTCAATACTTACCTCATAAGAATGTTGATTAATCAAAGGTCCTTTTACAAAATTCAATTCAATATTTTTTTCAATTCTTTTTATAATAGAAATAACATCTTTTAATTTCATATTAGCTGATACTA